ATTACATATAAATTTTTAATAGAATCTAGGCAGGCGTCGATAATTTTGAGAAGAATATTTTTAGTTTTATATGTGGCACTTTTAGCATTTTTACCTATAAGCTCAGAAACAAATTCAGAAGAAGTTAAAAACAGAGCAAATGAAATTGATAATAATTTAGTCATAAATGATTTAAGTGATACTGCTCACAATAATACAAAAAAGGAATATGATCCTTTAAAAATTGATAATGTTGATGTATCCGTCATAATAGAGAACTTTGTATTAATCATAATTCATCCTATTTAAAAATTATTTAAGCAAGTCAAGCAACTCCGCAGGCAATGGAAGACGAGCATCTGCGGTATCGGTACCATAAAGAATATCTTCGATCTTCTTAAGTTTGTCCGCAGGGGTTGTTGTTGAATTGAATGTCAATACAGATGATGGTTTAGCACCTGGAACAGCAACTGGAGTTGATGAAATGCTCCATGATGGATTTTGTGGTTCTGGACTGTCATTCACTGTTGAGTGAGAGCGCTCAGACGGAGCAGCTTTACATCCGTACCAGATGTGGAGTTTGTAACCATAGTCATTACCTTTGATGTCGTTACCAAGAATTGATTTGTAAGCGAAACCAAATGGTTTACGAGTTTGTTGTGAAACTGTAAGTCCTTTGCTGATTTCTTTCATACCATCACATTCATCGAATTCAGTTGGTGAAGAAAATGCTTCGATAGTTCCTTCGAATTTCTCAGCGCCTGTTAGAGACAAGTATACCATGTTGTCTGCGTATTGGTCATTAGACTCAGCACCTGATGGTGATTCGTTAGCAGCGGTAATACCATTCCAGGCAACGCCTTTAGGATATGTACCATCGTCTGCTTGTGGGAATAGAACGGCGTTAGAGACACCTGTCTCATAAAAACGTTTCCCCAATTCATCGAATTTTAGTTTAGCCATTTGTAATTCCTCCAGAATTAAGTGTCATAATAGTGTGGTTCATATTCTCAGATACGAACTCATTGTTGTAAGTACAATATTGATTTTCAAGTAGTTTCTCAACAACAGGAGATTCTACTCTTTTATCAATAATTGTTAGTTGAGATAAATGATGCATGGGTATTCTAATTTTACGTTTGCGATTGGGTTATAATAAACTTTGTACCTCTCACCGGTTTGTTCAACAGCTTTCAGGATTATGTTATGCATGTTCAGTCGATTGCTCATTATACACCCCTCCCAAACTAACAACAACGCGAGGAGGTCGGATATCGAAACTTTCGACTTTCCATTTGACCCCCTGAAATTCAACATATGTTAAATTGGCGATGTGTTCATTTAAAAATTGATTAGCGACAATTGACAGCTGGTTGGTAATGCGAACATTATCAATTGTTGATTTGTCGCTATTTTGATGTTGGTAACGATTGGTTATCACGTCCCCTTTGATAGTCTTAGTAACTACTGTGGGTTCGTAGACTCCAGGTTCGATCTCCACATCTTCAATTCTAAAACCAGCTTTTCCGCTAAACTTCATGGATTATCCCCCAGGAACTCCAGTACGAGCAGCTTCAGATCCAGCAGCAGATCCAGCAGCAGGTTTGAAGTATACCGCAGATTTAGCACGAGTAAGGGCACCAGACAAGCGAGTTTCGATCAAGTATTTCTGTTTGTTGAAGTCGATATCAAAGTGTTCGAAGGTATTAACTTCACCACCACGGTTTGTACCGATTTGGTAGTCAGCAAGATTAACCATGATCATTTCTTCAGGTTTCAAGAAGTTTGTTTCAACGATTTCAGCAACACCAAACAATGAAGCAAGATATTCCTTAGTAGCAGGTTGTTGTCCACCAAATACCCATTGTTCATTTTTGTTACGAAGGAAACGAAGTTTTGTCAAGAATAGAGGGTTCATGTACAATGATGGAGTACCAGAACCAAGCATCTTAGTCTTTTCTTCAGCTACAGTTTGGAATACATCGAGCAGCATGTTAGGATTGTAAGTGGATTTAATTGTGTAGAAGTCTTCATCTTTGATGATAGGACGAATCTTATCTTCCTTAATTTTGTTAGCGTCACCAGTAGCGCGACCATCAGAAACAAGGATTGCTTGGGCAATTTCATCATTCAACTTAATACGCATTTCTTGTTGGAAGAATGCGGCAACGTTAAGCTGTTGACCAATATCGATTTGGTCATCACGGTCAATTGATTGCTTTTTATAGATGGTTTGTGGGTCAGTCTTACGAGACAAGAAAGAAATGATTTGTTCTTTCTTTTCAGATCCCTTGATGTAACCTTTAGCACGAAGTTGTTCGTCGGTCAAGTCAGAAAGGTCTGTCATGATAGATTTAACAAATGCGGTTGGAACTTTTGTTACGCGGCTAAGAATATGTTCAGTAGCAGTGTTAGGCGAGTAGATTACTTGAACGCCACCTTGAAGGGCATGATCTGGGAAAAGTTTGTCAATGTTGTTCATTGAGTGTTTTAGCGTATCCCCACCATCCATTTCAGAAAGCACCTGGCCTACGGTACGACCCGTAGACTTAGCAGTTTCCACCGCATATTCAAGCGAGTGGCGAAGTTCTGTATCGTCATGTACATTTTGTCCAAATGCATTGTATTTCATTACTTGTCCTCCTAGGGCAGATTGTTCTAATTCTTCGTCTTCATCATCTCCATCAGAAAGAGAGTCCAATACGTTCAAGACGCCTGCTTCTACAGCATCGTCGAATTCTTCAGCAATTGCTGCTTCATGTTGTTCCAAGGCTTCGTTAACAGCCGCTTCGGTAAGAATAGCAACAGCTTCTTGTTGATCTTCATCAAGAGTTCCAAGAACTCCATCCATGATATCAGTCGCTTCGCCATCATCCGCGTGTTGAATACGGTCAAATAGGCTAATACGTTCTTGTCCAAGCAATACATCGCTTGCTTTATGTAAAAGTTCGTTACTTTCCATTATAATAATTTCCCCTTCATTAGGATTATCGGAGTGTTGTAACACTTCCGTAATAACAGCGCCCGGATTGGCCCCGGCGACTACAAGTGATACTTCATAGATATTACCATGGATAACGTCATTTTGTGGCGTACGTTTGATACGATTTGCCCCAATAGACATAGACCAGATATCTCCATGTTGTACGAGTTCTTTGGCGCTTTGAGCTTTTGGAGTATTGTTGAAATATCCTTCGCCGTAAACGCCATCGTTAGCATGATGCAACATAACATGACCAATAACATTCTCTGGAGTACTATGATCATGAGACCATACCAAAGGAACTTTTTGTCCATTGTTATCTTTGAATGCACCATGTCGAATAATGACACCGTCTGTACAACGAGTGTCATTGCGAGTTACATAACCCGCAAAGTCATACTTGGGATGTTTATCCATTACACGACATTTCCTCCATCATTATTTGCCGTCATTTTGAAAGTCCTATTGATTGTACTCTGGAGGGTATTCAGAGTAATCTTGTTGACCTTCAGGGGACCCGACAGACCCAGGGATAGATACATCCTGACGAGAATCAGAGATATTTGGATTATACAATTTGTCAGCCATAGGGTCGGCGATAGGTCCATACCCAATAACTGCACGGAATTCGTTGGATGTAAGAATTCGGTTACGAAGCAAAGAATCACCAATCGTAGCAAGTTGACTTGTAGGAACCAATTTAAATGGGTCACTATAAGTAACTATTCTATGCCCTTGTGTATAACCAGTTTTGGTTATAAATTTTCTTTGGAATTCTTCTTGAATTCGTGTAACAATTGGATCAATTGTTCTTGTATAATAGTTTTGCATTTGTTCAGCATTAGCTGTGCCGTCAAATACTGCTTTGGTTAATCCAATCTGGCTTAACAATTCATCTGTCAAATATTTAATCTCATCCATAAGATTGGAATTAATTTGTCTATTCAACTGTGTAATTTTTTCATCAGCAGTAATATATGCAATACCCAAATTAGAATCTTGAAGTTGTTTCTCGATATCTTTCACACGTTCATCGGCTTCTTTTTTCTTTATATCATTTTTTACAGGTACAGGAAGTTGAAGAATCATGTTCCATTTATTAGCAACCGCATCAATATCTTGTTTGTCCAAAATGGACAATTTCTGAATTAGGCGGTTCATGGTTGGGTTGTCATTACCTAAAATATTCGCTAGTGGATTTTCGATAATCGCACATATCTTCTTAGGTACTATAACCTCTGAGAAATCCCCCTTATATTCGTTATAAAGTTTTACACGAACTTTTGTCGGGTACCATTCCATGATTTTACCAACACGCATTGACTTAATGTCATAGGAGTCCGATTGAGTCGGATCTAGAGTTGCTTCGATTGGAACGGCTGCTACGACCCCTTCATCAAATAGAGAATATACTAAATCATGAAAGAAATCTGTAGCAGACTGATCCATATTCATTTCAACTTCAAATAATCGTTGTAATGATGACCCGTACTGAACTGTCTGATTCTCTTTGTCTTCAGCCAATTTAACGTGTTGAAACTTAACTGCACTAGCATCCATAGCGATTCTGTTAAAGATCATTGAAGATATTGATGCTCTAGCATATGTTCTTGTGGGAATAGAATTGTTAGGATTAAGTGCTCGTGGTTCAGTTGATAGTTGAAACACCGGTTGTGTTTCTGTTAATGATGTTGTGTCATTTCGGTTAAACATAGACCAGGCATGTTGCAAACCATCAGTAAAAATACTCATAGTGTTTCAGCCTTTCTATCCGAATAAATCTAGATTACGTTTATATGCAACCCATGCATCGATAAGTGCGGCAACGTTGTCGATCTTTTCGTCAGTACGACGTTTAGATAGTTTATAGTTACCGTTGTTATCTTGAATGGCTATGGCATTACCCATAGCAAATTTCATAAGTTCTTCATCGAAAATAAGAAGACGTTCTGTAGCCAAATTTTTCAATTCTCCCATCGGTACAGATTCAGTTTTTGCTCCTTGTATTACCTTTTCTACACCATATTCACCATTGTCTCTAGTCCATCTTTCGACAAACTCTCTAGCATTATATGGGTCATAACCGAAAGC